GCCGCGGCGTCGCCGGCCGCAGACCAACGCATCCGCCAGGGCGCCGGAGCGGCCGCCACGGCCATGCAGCAAGGCGAGGTCGCCGGCACATTTTCGGCCGCGGCCGTCAGCGGCATGGGTTTTGCCAAGTCATTGGCGCAGCGGCAGGTCGACCTGCTCGAGCGGATCGCCGACAACACCGAAGAGGAGGCCGCCGTCGGCGCCTAGGCCATGCCCACGTACACATGGGTGGAAGACAACCAGAGCCGGTCCGCGACGATCTACCGTCTCGGCCAGCGGTCACAAAACACGTACAAGAAGTCGTGGAAGATTTTTGGCACAAACGACGATGTCAGGGTGCACGACGACGTCAACGTCACGCTGTGGACGTCCTACCTGTACTGGCAGTACCCAGGGCAGCCGCTCAATAGGTTGCAGGCTGAGAGCTACACGCTCGACTACCTCGGCGACGAGGCGTGGCAGCTGACGGTCACCTACGTCAGCCGCGGCGCCGACGACGACACCAAACCCGACCCGCTACGCCGTTCAAGGTCGTTCGACACGTCGGGCGGCACCACGCACATCACGCAGCAGCCGCAACTCGGCGCCGGCACGTCTAAGCGTTCCTACAGCACGGAAAAGCGTTACCCGTCTGCGACTGCGCCAGACCAGCAAGGGGCGATTGGCGTTGACGGCGACAGCGTGCAGGGTGTGGATATCGTTATTCCGGCCCTACAGTGGACCGAAACGTACGACGTGCCGACGCAATACATCACCACCGACTACGTCAAGACCGTCAGCGCACTGACCGGGACGGTCAACAATGCAGCGTTTCGCGGTTTTGCGGCCGGCGAAGTGTTGTTTCTGGGAGGTACAGGGTCTCAAGACTGGGACGCCGAAAAAGGCGATTCGCCGTGGTCGCTGTCGTACAAATTCGTGGCTCAAAACAACGCGGACGGCACGACCATGCCCACATTAACCGTCGGGTCCATCACCGGCATATCGAAAAAGGGTCACGAGTACATGTGGGTGAGATACGAGGATAGTGTGGTTAGCTCGACGCAGCTGAAGCGTCCGAAGTTTGTATACGTCAATCAGGTCTACGCCGAGACGGACTTTTCACTGCTGGGCATTGGGGTGTCCTGATGCCAAGTCGGCGCGATGGACGCATCGAGGCCGGCCAGCCGCTGAGGACGGCGATCTCGGCGGCCGCCTGGAACCGAGCACAGGATGCCGCCGATATCGCGCTCGGCCAGCGTCCAGGCTTTTCGGCTGCCGGCGTAGCAGCCCGCGCGCACGTTCTTGGCAAAACCTCGAGCACTTGGGCCAAAGGCTCCGCTCAGAACATCACGATATGGGCCGGCCAGCCTGGCAGCGAAGCGGCAACGTCCGACGTGCTGCGCGCCTACAACAAGTTCGCCGAGGTCGCGGCGAACAAATGGGTACTTCTCGCCCGTGTCGGCGAACACTGGTACTTGACTGCTGCGGAGTGCTGAGATGCTGGGTGGGTCGTGCAGTCCGTGCTGTGTCTGCAACTGCGCAACGCGCTGCACGTTTTGCTTTGAGATGTCAGACGGAGTGACGACGTGGAACTCATGCACAAGCGCTATGCACGACGGTCTTGCGCCAACACGCATAGACATCTGCCAGCCGCTTACAACTCAGCCATTAGTGGGAACCGCTGCTAGTGTCGCTCTTGGCAGGATAGGCGCCATCTTGGAACCAATGCGGCTATCCGCTCCACCACCACCGTTTCAACCCGTGAACATGGGCGCATTTGGTGGAACTGGCTACTTTACTGGGCAATCTGACGGCGACGGGTTTTTTTACGGAAAAAGCCAAGGCAGTTCTGTCACTAGCGGAAGCTACAGCATTTCCCGCACGACTAGCGTACTGCTAGTCGTGGTTTCGAGGTGTTTGGATTCTTCTCTTGTGCTGCCTGCGCGGCATATTGTCAACGTTCTCTATCGCGTCGTCATTACGCGTGCTGAGCAGCCTATTTCTTTCGGCAGTGGATTACGAGCAAAGTTCCAACGAACCGAAATCAGTTCCTTTCAGGGTGGCGCTCAGTTTGGGTACGGCGTGCGTTCAGCTGCTACGGGAGCTGGATTGGTAACTCCTGTAATCGGATGCACTGGCGCCGTGCACTTCTGCAACAGTACAGGATCGTTTTCGTTGTCTAATTTCTCAATAGAGGCGTCTACTGACGGAATCACGGTGAGCATCAACGACGGTCTGGCGACGGCGAGCCTCGGTCAACTGCCGACGACGCTACAGACGTGCGTGACACAAAACATTGACGGCAGCGATCAACAGGCTTGCAATGACTTCATTTCACTGGGCGATGCGCTGTTTACCCCTCCTGTAATTACTGGATTCGCGACGAATACGGGCGACTGCCCAGACGGAAATCCACTGCCGTGATTTCCTGCCATCGAGCATTTTTGGAAAAGAGATGCGCGGAGCGCTGCTACTCTATTGACGAGGTTATGTCGTGCGTGTCACACATTGACGGAGACACGTGGACGATCGATACGAATCACGCTGCATTTCCGCGACACCCGAAAAGTGATTGCCTACAGGCGAACAGCGCAGGCCCAGGCACGGAACTGTCGAAACTGCTGAAGCGTTTCGGCATCGAGCCGACGCCGACCTGTGCTTGCCGTGCCAAGGCTGCCCAAATGGACGCATGGGGGCCGGACGAGTGCTCGAAGCCAGAACGCATCGAGGAAGTCGTCGCCGTGATGCGTGCCGAGGCGCACGCCCGCGGCCTGCCTTTCCTAGATGCCGTAGGGCGCCTCCTCGTCAAACGGGCCATCCGCAACGCCCGCATGGCTGCTAGCACGGCGGAAAACACGCAATCCTGACGCCACACCGGGCAACCGGACAACGCCGGCTGGGGTAGCGTGGTGGCATGGCCGGCCGCCCGTCACGACAGCGGATCGTCGAGATCGCCGGCAGCCGCTGGCGAATCCAGCGTGCACGCCTGCGAAACGCCTACGGCCTGTGCGACTACGCCAGCCGCACGATCAAGCTCGACAGCCGGCTGGCGGGTAGCGAGCTGCTCGACACGCTGATCCACGAGCTGATCCACGCGCGGTGGCCCGACCTGTCGGAGGACGCCGTCATCGAGTTCGCCAACCTTCTGACCCACGTGTTGGAACTGGAGGGCTACCAGCGTGCCGAATGAGTCGATCGCGGACGCCGTGCTGGGAATCGTCTCCGACCGCCAGCCCGGCACGTCCGGGTGGGCGGCGAAGCTGCCGCCGGCCGACCGCACGCAGCTCGAGGAGCTGCGGGAGCGGTGGCGGCGGTGGGAACTGCCGATGTCGAAGAGGGCGTTTGCCCGTGCGGTGATTGCGGTGTGCCAGGACCGAGGCTATGCCGTCAGCGGCATCCAAGGAGTCGAGTATTGGATCGGCCGACGCAACCCGCGATAGGCGCCGCCGTCATGGCCGAGGCGTCCGCTCAGGCGGCGCCACAGCGAGACGCCGAGCAGATCACGCAGCGCACCGAGGGCGACACGCTCGAGGCGCGAAGCGTCTCGCGCACGATCCGCACGGTCGACGACCTGCTCGCGCACATTGAAGCGGACCTCACGAAATACGAAGTGGCGGCGAGCGAAGCCACCAAGTGGGAATCGGCAAGCGTCGACCGCGCCACCGGCCAGCCGATCGTCACCGAGTTGTTCCGCGTCTTCGTCCGGCTCAAGCCGCGCCCCGGCCCGGGCGTGCGCGAGGTGGTCGAGGCAATGATCGCGGCGGCCAGCCGCGACATCGTGCGGCCGGCCAAGCCGAAGCCGAAGAAGCCGGCCGGTGACCGCTGGGCGGTGCTCGTGATCGCGGACGTTCATTTCGGGAAATATGCCTGGCGGCAGACCACCGGCGAAAGCGACTACGACCTGGGCATTGCCGCCCGCCTCCTGCGGGACGCGTCGCAGGAGCTGCTGGCCATCGCGGCCGCGTGCAAGCCGGCCAGGATGACCGTGGCCACGCTCGGCGACGTCTACCACTACGACACGCCAGGAGGCACGACGACCAGCGGCACGCCGCTGGAACGAGACGGCCGGCTGCAGAAGATGATCGGCGCCGGCACCGACTCGATGCTCGAGGTGATCGACACGGCCGGCGACATCGCGCCCACCGACACGCTCGTAGTGCACGGGAACCACGACGAGACGCTGACCTGGTCGTGGTTGCGGATCCTCCAGGAGCGGTTCCGCAAGGACCGCCGGGTGCGGGTGGAGGGCACCTACACGCCGCGGAAGTATTTGCACCACGCCGGCAACCTCCTAGGGTTCTGCCACGGGCATCGGGCCAAAAAGCGGCTGCCGCAGCTCATGGCGCTCGAGGCGGCGGAACTGTGGAGCCAGTGCCCCTACCGCGAGATCCACACCGGGCACTACCACCAGCAATCCGCCGAGTGGTCGAGGCCGATCGAGACGATCGACGGCGTCCTCGTCCGCGTGGCGCCGGCCTTGTGCCCGCCGGACGAATGGCACGCACAGCAGGGCTTCGTGGGCAATCGGCAGGCGATGGAGTTGTTCATCTACGAGCGCGGCGGCGGGCTGTCGAGCATGCACGTGGCCGGGCCACCACCAGGAGTAGGAGGAACGAAGCAGTGACGGACGCACTGGACGAGCACAACGCAGCCCTACGCGCGGCTGTGGCGGAGCGGCATCAATCAGCGATGGCCGCATCGATCGCCGGCTGCCCGCCGGCGCAGGCCGC